CGATATGGTCAACATCCTAGGATTGAATCATCGTGGTTATCAATGAATAATAATTTATTTACTATCTGAGTCTGTGCTTTTATTTGAAGGCTTCATTTCTGATAGCTCTTTTTCAAATTCAAAAAAATCAGTAATAATGTTGTCTGTTTTTAAATCAGACATATCAATATAATTAGGATCTCTTCTAGAAACTGCGGATGGTTTTGATTCTAAGATTTTTTTTTCATAAGCAGGACAAAACTTAACTCTATTTCTCATATTTGACTTATTCATTTTACACCAATTATAACGATTCTATTAGCATAAAAATAGGGCCAGGTAAGTTTCCCTACCTGGCCCTACAAAGTATCTAGCTAATTAATTAGATAGATTCTGCGCCCTGGACTGTACCGGAGGCAACGCCGCGTGGGTTGACGATACCGATACCGACGATTTCAGAGACAACCCAGCCGAGCTTGAGCTGCTTTGGTTCGTCTGCAGGAAGAACTTCGATGTCCTGACGAATAGGCATAACACCGACGAACTCTGGCTCTGCAGTAGCGAAAGCCTTACCAGCGGGAACAATCTTGGAAACGATGATGTCTGCGCCGAAGATCTGACCGTAAAGGCCAGTCTGAAGGATCTCTCTCTGGGTGACTGGGTCAACCTGGGAGGCGCCTACGGAACCTGCAGATTCCCAACCGAGTATGTCAGTGAACTCATTGATGTTCATGAAGTACTTGGAGGTCACGAGGTCCCAACGGTCGATTTGACGCTTGAGTGAAAGCATGCCGTTCTTGGAGAGTTTTCCAGTAACGGTAGAATCAGTAAGGTCAAGTCTCTGGTTGGTGTTCTCGCCACCCTTGGTGGTGTCAGATGCGAAGTCAAGGGCTGCGAAGACGTTGGCGTCTTCCTGGGCCTGGATTTCCTGACGAGCCTTCTGCTGGGCGCGGTCGATGACGTTAAAGCGGCGGCGCTTAACTTCAGCGATACGGACAGTAGGATTGCTGACGATTTCAAACTCTGGAACAGTTACGCGGTCACCGAAAACACGGCTTTCTGGAGCGGAACCATTGGAAGAGATAACTACGGCTGCAACGTCGATGTCGCGGTCGTAAACTGGAAGAGCGCCCTGGGGAAGAGGATCAACAACGAGGGCCTTACGACCGACGCCAGAGTAGTCTAAGTTGCGGCGGATTGGGGTAGCCATGGCCTGACCAAGAGCAACCTTGCCTTCTTGGGTAAGAAGAGCTTGCTTGATCATTTCATCGCGCTGGTCATCATTGAGTGATGGGCCAGAAGCGATTACGGCGTTAGAGGGCTGAAGCTCTTCGATGATAGATGCGTATTTCACGATCTGTAGAAGTGCCTCTTTGACGTTACCGGCGTTAAGTTCGCCGTGTGTATTAAAGATGTTTGACATGATATTTTAATTCTCCTAATCTTTATGTTAATTAAGCTGATGCGCCTAAGAGGTAAACTGCGTAGTACTCAGCGGTTGAAGCTGAGCCGGTAGCAGCGGCGGCAGAGGTGGAAACTAGTGAGCTGTCAGAAACAGTATTTAGGAATACTGCGGCCTGAACGCCGTTAGAACCAGATGACGAGGTTAGCTTGCCTGCGGTTGCATCGCCAGTGTTTTTTCCATAGAGCTTAGTGTTTACGGTAGTGGGAAGTGTGCTGTTAAATGCATCAGATGTTATTCCATAAAGACCGGGCTGGGTCCAGAGGGTTACTTTGCCAGAACCAAAAGAGGTTCTTGGACCAACAACTACGATGCCGGAGGCAGAGGATGAAGCAACGCCAGAAGCGAAGCCGGTGCCTTGACCGACAGTTCCGCCGATAATGGTACCAAAGGAGGTACCGTAGCCAGAGGTGCCGTCGTCAACTAGACCGTAGAATTCTCCAGCCTGAGCCTTACCACCGGTGACTTTTACGTCAGGGGTGATGGAGGAACCGCCAGCGTCAGCGGCGTAGTAATCGCCAGACTCTAGTGTGTCAAGAACGCCGACTTCACCGCCAACAAAGTTGGCTGCAAAAGAGTCGAGAAGGTCGTACTGGCCGGATGGGAGGTAGCCGGGTGTGAGGGGTTTGAGTGCCATTTTAAAATTCTCCTAAATTATTTTAGTTTTTGAATTGTCTGATTGATTATTCTAGAAACTTGTTCTTTGCCTTGGCTGTCAGCGGCTTTAGCTAATTTTTCAAGATAGCTAACAGTTTGGGCGTACTTAGATTGAAAATTACCACTGGGGGTAGTTGTAGCAACATAGATTGACTTTTGTTGCTGCTCTAAGTTATTTTCTACCAAGCCACCCCTTCCCATTGCATCTGCCAGAGTGACAGACTTTGGATGACTCTCTGCCATCAGATCGTGTCCGGTTTCTTCTTGAAAACCGTAGAGATCTTTATAATCAGAGGGCCTCTTGGTGGGTTGCTCATTATACATACCGGTAAGGCCAGTATAATATGATTTGGTTAGCTGATCTTTAAGACCCAAATTGGCATCTCCAAAGTAAGAAACTCTTGATTCCGCAGCTTTTCGTAATAATCCTTGATTATTAATAGATTTTGATTCTTTTTTCATATTATCTTCTTTTATCTTTGACTCTGTTGTAATTTGAGGTCCGACAGAAGAAACTTTCTGTTTTAAGTTCCTTCTTACGTTTCTTGCGGAGATTACAATGTCTCTTGCTAGATCTTGTAATACTTCATTCCTTGCTAATAGCTCTTTTGTAATCTTGCCTTGAGAAGCGGAAGTATCAATCTTGCCCAAATCTAATTTTATATTTGGATTGACATTAGAAATGAGCGTTGCTGCATTTTCTATATTTCCAGACTCTTCAATTAATTTTCTAATAATTCTTTTTTCGTTAACAAATAGATTAGAAAGCCCGGGTAGATTATAGATTCCATCGTTCTGCAGGGCTGCAATCATCTGTTCCAGCAGAGAGTCTACCGATACTTTGGTATCGGCTTCCGAGCCAGAGGTTGACTCTGGGCCTTTTCCTTGCGACTCTTCTGTTTTATTTCCCGCAGCCTCACGGTAATCTGCATCAAACTGTTCAATAGCATCTCCAGCCGCAGCAATACAGTTTATTTCATCTTGATAATATTTATTCATAAACCATCCGCCTGCAACGGCACCTAGCGCAGCTCCAATTAAGCCTCCAAGCTTTCCTTTGATTAATAATCCCACCAACCCGCCCGCTACTGCACCAGCCCCACCAGCCTGCATAGTAGAGAATCCGGAAAGATTAGAGCCGGGGTCCTTGGATATTAGGGCTAAAAAGTGATCAATAGAGCCCTCGGTGCTGGAGTCGGACATTAATTCCTGGGCGGCAGTGGAGGCGGCATCCAAGGTATCTTTCTGCTCCTTTCTATCGGTAAGATTCATTACAGTCTCAAACTTTGAAAAAGCATCAAAATTACTTAACACTTTATTTCTAGCACTTACGGCTGGACTTCCAGGAATCAAAGCTATACTATTGATGCAGTCTTTTGCATCTTTTACTGCTTGGATATTTTTCATAGATTCTGGTGAGCCAAAAGAGGAAAGAATAGCTTGGACAAAGTCAGTTTTATAACCTTTATAGGCCAAAACACCAAGTCCTAGAATTACAAGTTTATTTACTACTCTTCCACCTACGCCAATTGCATTTCCTACTTGGGTAGTAAATCTTCCTGCGGCTCCGGCGGCGCCCCCCGCAGTATATCTGGTTACTGCATCATCGTAGCCTATAACACCGGCTCGGGATCCGGCTCGGGCGAGGTGATCTGCTCCAAGGGGGGCGTGCTTGAGTGCGTTTTTAAGATCAGGATCTGTTTTTAATAATTTAAAATATTCTATTGCCTTCTTATTTTGTGTGTAAAAAGCCTCTATTTGTGCTGGAGTCGCGCCTGGAAGAAGCACATCAAGTTCATCACTCATTTTCTTGAAATCTTTCGAAAACTCTAGCAAAAATTCATCAGTATTATCATAATTATATCCACAAAGTCTTGCCTTGGAAAGGATAGTCTCAGCAGATTCTCTTATTGCGGAGGAATGAATCAGCGCTTGAAGTATACCTTTGGCTTCAACTTCTCCGACATCAGATATTGGTTTTAAAGATCCTTTTATGGCTGATGTTGTGGGGGTTAGGTCAATTGTCTTCCTCCCGACCGTGACAGCCCCATCGAAAAAATTGGCCAGAATACTAGCGGCGGAGGCAACCTTGCTTAGAGATCTCTTTGAAATCATTTTTGATGCATAAAGATCAAAAATTTCAGATGATGCTGTTTTTTTAATCATCTTGGTCTTCCTTCATCTCAGCAATAGTTCTTTCGATCTTATATGCTAATTTTATATTTCGCATACCGATAGCTTCATCAGCCATTCTTTGTAGTTCGTCAATAATCTCATCTTTGGCCATGGATACTTCATCATCAGTATAGTTATCACCACAGGCAGCACACATCTGATCGGAAGAGTTATCACAAGCACAGCTCTTTTCCACTGCACCATCATCTGCGGTATCATTCATTGTTTTTTTTACTCTTTCGGCTGCAGCGTTAAGTCCATTAAGTGCATCGGTAGTGGCCTTTACCTCAGAGTCGCTTGGAATGGTTGCAGCGAATCTCTCTACTACAGCGTATTTTGCAAGAATTTGAGACTCAAGCTCCTTCATTACTTCGCTTCTTTCCCAAGAGCCTCTATCTTCTTTTGACCATCTTTTAAACATACAACTCTCCATGTGTTAAATAGTTAGCAAAATAATAGTAGGTTAGTAGGCAATTGCTCTTTTGATTTATAGCAGCAAAAATTCTAAGTTATTTTGAGTTGAGGCCGGTGGACCGGTGACCAGAGCGATACCGGGGTGATTTTCAGTTGGTTGCTTGGAGGTAAGATGACCATCAAGTCCAATGTAGAGGGTTGCATTTAACGGATAGGCCTGAGTGGTATCAAACTGATCTGTTGCGTAAATTCCTCTTTGATAATGTACAGTGACTCTTCCACTGGATAGGGTGGTATCATCACCTGGCTTATTTGAAATTCGGTAGATATAGCTGGTTACAATCTTATATCCATCATTTAATCCATCTCCATCGAAGTCGTAATTTAGCTCTGTCCCAGCTGGAACGGTAATTATTCCATTAACATAGTTTAGGAATACGGAGATATTCGAAATAAAACTGGACTGAATTATGTGTGGATTATCCAGAGGACTACTTACTTCCACTAGGTTTACCAACTTTCCATTGGCATCTATTCCTATAGATGTGGGTGTCACCTGAATCTGAACTATTTCATCAATTTGAGATCTGGTAAACGCTGCAATTCTAGCATCATCGATAATCCCTATTGGAGCGGTTCCATCAGAAACGCCGGCAACTATATCGTTACCAATAACTCTAAGTTGTGCGAATGCCCCAGGCTGAAACTCTGCCGTTGGGTCCACAGGAAGCGACATTGGCATGGCATTTCCGGAATGTATTACTTTTAACACTTAGTATCTCCAAAGTAATCTTTATTAATTAGCAAAAAAAGAAGAAGTAGGAATATTTTACTATTCCTACTTCTCTTAATCTATAGAAAAATTATTATCTATTAATTTTTGCGATAGTTTCCTTTACCATAGAAGCAGCTTTTCTTTCGCCCTTACGGTCAAGGTCTGATGCCATCTTGATAAGATTCCTGAGGACATAAGTCTTCTGAGAAGCTTCTTTGACGATATCTTCCTGAATGCTGAGTGCAGTGGTGCGAACTAGATCGGCGGCAAATCCTTCACCTTTACGGCGAAGAGATGCTTCAATTTTTCCAAGACCCTGCATGAGATGACGGTCGCTGGCGGAAGCCATAAGACTATCATCAGACATACGCTCCATTTCGTGAGAACCACTAAGCCGTCTCAGAAGATCGTCTTCTGCATTGTCACCAGACATATCTTTCATATCGCTGATTTCATCATCAACATAGGAGGCATCGTCTTCATCTTCGACATCGTCTGCCATAAGAAAGTCTTCAAGATTATCTTCTGAGTTATCTTCATCAGAGTCATCTGAATAATCTGCAGAGTCGTCCTCAACAGAGTCATCCTTAGCATCATCTTCCATTACTTCATTTGCTTTCTTTTGCCAAGAAGCATTCTTCCTGAGTAGGGAGAACATTTCATCTGCAATTGAATCTGCGGCAATTTTTCTCATATTATCTCCTTATTCCCAAAGCATGCTGAGAAGTTCTGCAGTTGATCTAGATGGAGTCTGTTCTGTGGATGATTCCACACCGACATTTAGACCACCGAGATCTCTTGCGATTTTTATGGTTTCAACTGGGCGAGCAGAGGCAACACTTCTCTTGAAGGCTTCAAAGGCCTTGTCATCAAAGTCCATGATATCATCTACCTGCTTATCAAGGGCGGTCTTGCTGATAGAAAGAAGTCCCTTCTTCTGCATCTCGATAGCAACATCATATGCTCTGCGAAGTTTGATCTTATAGGAATCCTTTTCGTCTTCAGCTTTCTTGGTCTGGAAGGCGTCGTTTACCATATCGCGGAGGCCGGCAGACTTGGACATTTTTTTCTTCTTCTCTTCTTCCTTTTCTTTTTCAGCTGCTTTCTCTGCCTTTGCTTTTGCCTTTGCCTTCATATCCTTAGCATCGTCTTCCTGCTTCTCTCCGTCTCTCCTTGCACGAAGGGCCTTCATTTTTGCAACCATCTTTGGGTCCTTTGGGTCTGCTTTTTTGGCAGCCTCAACTACAAGCTGCTCTCTTCTGATGCGGCGAAGATCCATAGCATTTGACATAAGCTCATTAATAGAACCAGAATCGTCTGCTTCATTTTCTTCTTCGTCAGAATCATCGTCCATATCGTCCATCATACCGTGCACTTCACCATCGTCCATCATGTTGCCACCGGGCATCATATCGCCCACCATATCTTCAGCGTAAGCAACTTTTGCGACCTTAGTAAACTCAAGGGAGAGTGTTCTTGCCATCTTGGTGAGGGTAGTTGACTGACCAATGAGGCCTGAAGCTTCTCTGAGAGAAGCGGTAGCAATCTTGTCGAGTTCTCTTCTGTTATCAGCGGAGAGGCGACCAGCGCCTTCGTAAGTCTCGGCAATCATGGCGAGTTCATCGGCAGACTCATTCATTTCGGCAAGTGCAGTCTTTAGCTGGACGGCTACAGAGTGAGAAAGCTTAAGTGAACCACCTTCTTCTTCACCATCTTGTCCAACGTTAACATTTACGTTAACATCTTCACCGCCGGATAGACCCTGTAGGGCCTTTCTGACTTTGTCAATCTCGCTTTCCATAACAGTGAGGGACTCCTCAATTTCTTCCTTTGGAGACTTCTTCTCTTCGCTTCCATCCATCTCCTCTTCCATGCCTGGCATTGGGCCCATATCTGGCATTGGAGGAGCGGGAGGAGCAGACATATCTGCTGGAGGAGGGACTGGTGCGGCAGGATCCATGGCCTGAGCTCCCTTAAGAAGGGCAGCTACCTGGTTAAGTCCTGCGGTTCTGATTTGCTTGCAAACTTCCTGGCCGTACTGCTTGCTGGTAAACCAGTCCCAATTCTGACCAACTTCATTTCCGAAGATCTCGTGACCTGTTGCGGCAATTACTTTCTTGTCGCCAGCGTAAACTTCGAAGAGAGCGGCAGATTTGTTGATGCCACCGGCAGGAGAAACTGGCCAGCTTAGCTTGGTGCTGAGGGATGGACCATTATAAGCAGCTCTTTTGAGTGTTTGCTTGGTCTTCTCATCGCCTGGAAAGAGAGTTTCCTTGCCGCCCATGGACTTGGTCTGCTTCATGTGCTTGTCTTCGTTGTGAGAGAATGGCTTGGACTTGTAGCCTGCTGGCTCAGCTGCCTTCTCAGAACCACCCTGGAAGTAAGCAACACGACGCATCTGACGCTCTTCAAGATCTGCACGAGAAAGTTTCTCTTTCTTCTGCTGATCACCTGGGAAGAGAGTTTCCTTTCCGCCCATGGTCTTGGTCTGTTTCATGTGTTTATCTTCGTTGTGAGAGAATGGCTTGGACTTGTAGGTGCCGGTTGGCTCTACACCGTCTGCTCCACCCTGATGATAGGCTAGTGCTCTTCTTAATTCTGCTCTTTTCTTGAGCTGTGACTCGGTCATTATATCCTCCATGATTGTTGAAATTAGAGATTTGGCTTTTTTATGGCCAAGATTGTTTTGAGACGCGTTGATTGTTTTAATATCGGGAATATTATCTAGAATTGTATCTCCTAGAAATGGATTTCCTCTATCGGCTGAATTTTCTACGCCAGTGGCCACAACGCCTTTGCTACCAGCAGTTCCGGTGTAATCTGGTACACCATCATTTCGGCTAACAAATTCTCCTGGATTAGGAGGTACATCACTCCAAGATGAAGTCATGTTTTGCTCTTCATTTACGGGTGTAGCTAGAAGGCTATTATTCTTTAGAAAGGACGTGATGATCTTTTTCCTTTCGGAAGGAGAGCATCCATCTTCTCCGCAGGCGGTTTTAACTATGGTGTTGAGATGTTGTGCTTGATCGAGAGAAAGCTTTCCAAGTATCTCATCGAAATTCTGAACGCCATAGTTAGAAAATTCTTTTTTATAATCTTGTAGAGAGGCAATACAGCGAAGAAGTATTGCGCCAGGTTCTGCAGGCTGAACAACCAAGCTGTATTCGATTGGCTTGAGTCCTACGTTAACTTCTCCCCATGCAGTACGGCCCTTAACGTGACTGCAATATTCATTCGCAGTTTTTGCAAAGTTCTGACAATCTGAGCAAACAGATGTTTCTACTGCGGTACCCATCGAACCGTATCTTACAATTCCAGTCTCTACCTTTCTTGCGAGGTCCGCATAATTAACTCTATCGAGAGCACAAAGACCAACAACCTGCTTCATCTTGTCATCATAATAGGTATCAAGAATGATGCCTCTTATTCCGTCAACAGATGATGACTCGTGATCTTTGCAAAGTGGCATTCCTATCCACTTGGACGCTGCCTTCTTTAGTTCTATTTCTGGAAAGATATCACCATTGTTATTTTTGTGTGGCTTGACGTTTCCATGCCACTTCCAACCCTCATCAAAGTAACCCCAAGCTCTATCACTCCCTACTTTCTTCAGGTTTCCTGTTTCATCAAGAAGGGCGGATTCTGCGGACTTAAGAAAGATGATGGAGAAATAGAGAAAGTCATCAGACTTTGCGGCAAGACTCTTAATCTCGTGAGCTAATTTTGTCATTCTTTCGATAATAACAGGATCGGCAAGAACTGCGTCTTTTGATAGTTGGGTAATTGGTGATGGAGAATAACCTATTTTTTTAAACATCGTCTACTCGCTTATTTTCTTGAAAATTAGCCGAAAGATCATCCTGTGTAAGAATTTTTTTAAACTTTTCAAAACTTTTATTCTCAGAACACTCGCACTCTATTTTGTTATTAACATTAATTTTTTGCTGTCCACAAACACTGCAGCCACTTCCTGACTTTTCTATAGAGAGTGTTTTTGTGGAATCTCCGTGCTTTACAAACATAATTTACCTCGATAAAACTTTTTTATTTAAAATATTTTTTAATATATAATCAGAAAAATTTTTAATATTGTTATCTACATCTTCTGCGGACTTTTCTATTTTACTAGTTTCTGAAGACAACTTATCAACAAAGTCAGATTCTTTTATTTTGGTTTCTAATTCAAATATGCCTTCAGCGACATCAACAAACTCTTTACAGGAGAGTGACAGTGATTCTATCTTTTCATCGACAGAAGAAATGTCTTTAACGCTATTCATTTTCTTAATTATTTTCTTAACATTTAAAAGCATCTTTACAATTTTTTTAGAAATTCTCTTACAAGAAACATTGTAGGATTCTCTAGACCCCTTTATAAGATCTGGCTTGTCCTTATTCTTTAGGTACTGCTCTGAGTTATTTTTAAACGAAGATAAAACTTCATCAAGATTATCTTTAACCTCAGAAAGTATTTCAACACAGTCGGATGCTTCAATTTTTACTTCATCAGAAATTAACGAGCCAGCCTCCTTCTCAAGGGATATATTCTTAATGGAAATTGAAGAGGCAGAAAATCTTTCCATAAGATCTTCTCTATGCGAATTTATAGATCCAGTTGGAATCGAGATCAGCTCGACAGAATGTATATTATTATTAAAAATTACCTCTTCAGAGGCTCTTTTTATAATCAGTGATTTGAGAAGACCCAGATCATTATAAATCTTGGTGGCGATAACCACCTTTTTGCCTAAAGCCAAATCACTCTTCATCATATTAAAGGTTTTTCTAACCTCGGGAGGTGTGAAGGAGTTGATTGCCAAAAAATTAGACAAAGAAGCAGACTTGCTAAAAAATAAGTTATTATCATCACTGCGAATAAATTTTGAATAACTTAGATTATTAATTTTTCCATAATCAGAATCTAAAATATCGTCAAAGTTATAAACTGATAATTCTCTTTTGATGGGAGCACTCCTATTTATTGAGGCGCTCTTGATCATTCTTGATGGACTATTTGAGTTAGCATCAACTGCAATTAACTCAAACTCTCCAAAAGAAATTGCTCTTGTAAAGGAGGCGTTTTTTACATAAAAATTATCTTTTGAAGAAAAATTGCCATACAGTTTGTTATAGTTATCAATACTTTCGGAAGTTACTACGTTTTGATGAACGCTATCACCAACATTTAATCCCAACTCTTTGCTCGCCCCTCCCGAAATTTCAATCACCAGGGATACATCGGAGGCTCCAAACACCCCTAGTGTTCCTGGGAGGATATTATTTGCAATCTTTTTAATCCTGCCTGAGGACTGAACGAAGATTATATCTATTGGGAAGGAAACGGTTCCCATGTGATAAGTTACATCCTGTGGTCTTTCATACGGGAATAAAAGACCTGAACCATACTTCAGGGTTTTGTATGGCTGTAGTCCTGCAATCTTATCTTCTAGATTCTTGGCAACATCACATAAGAATTCGGCCTTCGGGGCTCCGTCAGGAGAGGTGATCTTAACATGAGATATTTTTGAAAGATCATTCTTTTTGATGAATAAAACTTCATTATTTGATATCGATGTGGACTTAGAAAATCCAAGAGATGATATTTGCTCAAAATTATCTGGACCAACTCCTGAGATAAATCCAACTGCAGAAGGTCTAGATGAGGCTAAGGCGTTATTTATGCAGTAGGGTAGATCATTCTTTTTTATTTCTGAAAAATCAAAGTAAAAAAGATCGTATTTTTTATCAATAGGAGAAAACCTAAGATCTTTTTTTAGACCAAAGGAGTTTGAAGAAGAATATTTTTGAATTTTATCAATATCTAGATTTAAATTAAAGGTAGCCACTGAGGACCAACTCCCAGTAGAGACTAAACCTTTAAAGGTAGAAATAGAGGCTTCTTTTGGTCCGGGGGTGCAGATGCCCTCATCATCAACAGGACTTATTATTCCAGATTCGTATCCGAATGGTTCCGCAATAGATTCTCCATTAAAAATATTTACAAAGGTAGTATTGAAGGTTTGATAGCCTCTATCTGGATAATTTATTTCATCAGTTGATGAATCAAAATCATTCTCAGATGGTTCGCTTCTCGTTGTTAATGTTGATGATGAGTATTTTTTCATTGCCTTCTCTTATAGTAATCTTACTAATTCATCTATGACTGATTTTATAAAATAGCCATCTCTTCCGTTTAATATGTTTTTAACCAGAGCTATACTGGTTCCAATTGACGCCCCGGCAGGAGTTTTCTTACCGCCCATCTCTTGGGGGTTTAGCCTTAATATCCTATTCTTCAGGTTTATTCTGGCCTTATTCTGAGATTCTGTTGACATCTTGCTGATAATTACCCTGATAATCTTGGCAACCTCTTCAGCAACATATTTTGGATCTCCCTCTCTATATTGTGCATCTTTAATCATTAGAGCCCTCTCTCATTAGGGCGGAGTCAAATGATGACTTCTTGGAGGAATCTTTGTCAGCACCTCCCGACATCATAGAGGCTATATTTTTTGAGTAATTAAGAGTTAATTTTTTTATTTTATCTAAAGAATTAGGAAGATCTGAATTATATATCTTGTAAATATACTCTATATATCTTTCCTCTTCGGAAGGTGACATGGATACTGAACCAAACTTTTGAATTAAAAAATCAACAAAGTCTGCTTCAGACTCTAATCCATCATCGTCTAGATCGTCAGCCATAAAGATAAAATTTCTTATGAGTTCAACATGTTCTGTTGTTATTTGCTGATCGGGAAGCTTATGAGTATCTGGAAGACCAGGAAGAAGAAACCCCGCTGCGCCCCCAGGTTCGGTAGCAGAATCAGAATTTCCTATCGTGGGAAGCCTGTCAGAAGTTGGTTTTTGAGACTCTCTTGGAGGAATATTTCTATAGGATATTTTTTTCATTTCTTAGTCTTACCAAAATCACCTTTAGTTATTCTGTCAGCTAAAGAGCTTCCCTTATATTTTTTCGGCTTAAAACTTTTTCCACTTTTTGATTTTATGTGCCCACCACCGGCAACCAGATCTGATGGAGTGAAAGTTACCTTCTTTCCATCAGGTCCGGTTGTTTCGTAAAGTGGGGTGGTTGTAGCACCCCCATTTGATGCTTTCTTATTATTCATAAAAAAGAATAAAATATTAGCAGTTTTATTCTTTATTTATTATCCGCCCATTGGTGGGGCGCCGCCACCAGGAGGCTCGGAAAGCCCTGGTAAGCCAGGAGGAGCCTCACCCCCTCCCTCGGGACTCTCGGCGGGGGCAACCTCCTCTGGGGGCTCTGGAATGGCCTTATCGGGGTCAAGGGAAAGAAGCTCGGAAAGCCTCATGCCACCAAGGATCGCCTTTTCTTTATTAATAATTGCTTCATTGATAGATTCTTCTCGAAGTCTCTTCTGCTCTTCTTCGTAAGATAATCCAAGACTTCTGCAGAGAGTCTGTACGGAGATTTGCTTATTTCCAACATAAGTATTGATTGCGTTAATATAATCGGACAGGTCATAAAGATTCATATGATTAAAATCAATAGTTGGGACCTGAAGTCTCTTTTCTCCATCAACATATTCAAAGAAATCCTGAAGCTCGCAGATTGGAGCAAAAATCTTTCTCTCTAGCCACTTCTTTAACATGTTTCTAAAAATATCATATCTTTGGCGAAGAACTTCCAGGCCAACGGAAGAGGAAGCATAAGAGGCTCCCTCTGAATCAAATAGCGCCTTTGGAGCCATTAATCCGTTATAAAGATTATTCATGATAAACTCAAGGTCTGACTGTACTTCCAGGGTAGAGCCAGAAAATCCAACGCGAGTAATATCTACTCCATTATGAGTTACAATCTTAAAGTCTTTATCGTACTGAGCTTCTTCAAGAACTTGGCGGAAAGCCTCTAGGTCTGCCTGGGTTGGCTTATAATCCTCTCCGCCTAGCTTTACTAGGGTAAGAGGATTGATCATCCCATCTGCCTGAGCAAACTTTGCTTCTCTAATCTTATCAAGGAGCATTAGATCCTTATAGACAGAGACTACGATTGAAGTTCCTCTGATATCATAGGGTGCAGATAAAAGCTTAAGATGTGAAACGTTGAAATTATCAAGAGGAATATTCTGACCTCTTCTAACGTAATCAACGATATGGGGAGGAAGTCTGGACTTCATGGCAAGATCGCCAGGATCCGTTGACCCGACAAGTCTCTGAAGAGTGGCATCAGGTCTAAGAGAAACTATGGTCTGATCCCCAATAACAGAACGCTTAACGTGAACATAATCTGGGTTAAGAATCGTAATTCTCTTCCAGGTTCCAGAGGTCTGGTCCAGCTCTGCGTATGGAAAGGCCTCTCCAAGTTTCCAGTATTCTAGAGCAACACCATACACGATAGAATATAGATCTACTTTTTCAGCCCACTCTAGAAAAAACTGTTGTACCTTTTTATTTTTACAGGCAATGTTAATTTTACTTATCGGATAAGAGGCGTGAAGGTTGATTGAATTTCTGACAATCGGGTTGGTATCGTAATAAATTCGATTCCAAGCGTTCATGGTAACTCTATCTCTTGGTAAGTTTAAGTTCGCAAGAAGGAAGAGTGGAGAAAACACCTCTGGTGCCATTCTATCGGAATTGGTGGTGGTTCCGAGAGGGCCCATAGGAGAGGCGATGGAGCCTTTCTTTTTAAAGCCAGGACTATTAGCAACAACCGCAGAAGCCTTAGAAATATCTCTGGCATCCTGTTGGCGACCAACTGCATTGGTAATTTCAGCTCTTCTCATATCTGAAACTTGTGACGCTGCAAACTTAGTAATGTCAGTAGCGGGCCTATCAGTTCTTCTCATTGATTATATCCTTCTTTTTAAGTGAGCCAAAACTGGCCTAGGAGCAGACTGCTCATTACCATTTATACCAGGTTTTATAGAAAAACCTTTGGTTGCGTCAAATTTATAGGCCATATAGGCATACATCAGCGCCATTAGCCCGTCATTAGGGCCCGAACCTTTTGAGTATGTCTTTATTGGCTGGCCACCAACTGTCTTTATAGAAGATTCCATGGATGTACAATGATCAATAAGCCATTCTATATACTCAAAACTCTTCCAGGGAAAACGAATCTTTCCCTTTCTAAATAAGTCAAATATTTCTTCGACCATCATATCTTTATTATAAGAGACTATAAGCTCATCTTCTCTGAACTTTAATGGCTTTAGAAGATTACCACTTCCTTGTGCTCCTAAAAATCTTGAACCGTAATGACGCTGGAGATCATGAACCACATCCTGACCGAAGAACCAGTCGGATAGTCCTTGTTTTACTCCGAACCTTTTATACATCTCGTGGATCGTCTCTTTCTTATAGTCAAAGTCCTGCTTTCTTAACTTGTGAGCATGCTCTACCAGCAGAGTGCCATCAGGAAGTGCGGAAAGAATAACCACGCAGGAGTAGGATTGACCTACGTTGCTGTCGCTACCATCATCCTTTCCTCCCCAGTCTACTCCGAGATAGGATGATTTTTCTTTTGCGCTAATTGTCTTTGAAAAAGAACGATCTGCATCACGACATTTTTCATAAATCTCCGCCCTGGTAATAGGAAGACCCGCCCCAGAGAAAAACTCACCAACAACCTCGTTCTTGAAAATCCTTTCTGTCTGCAAAGGATTATTTTCCGGCATGAGGTTTAGAATATTTTCTTTTGTAAAGTATGGAATATACAGCTGATTAATATGAAATCCGACGAGCTTGCATTCATCGGGATTTCTACTTGGCACCCATTTTCCGCGCTCTATCGCCTCAACCTTATGTTGTTCACAAGAGCAGAGAGGGCACCTTATAGTATGTCCGGATACCCAAATATCCATCCATCTCTTATCATCTGGAAGATAGAATGGAAATGTTTCTTTACAGTTCTTGCAGCCAAGGTGGTAATATCTTTGGTCTGACATATCCCACAAGGAAGCAAAATAACTACTCTTTTCTTTTGGTGTTCCAAAATAAACCTGGACACCCTGACCTACGGGACCATACTTTGCAGCAGTGAGTGTCTTTGTAGCATTGCCAATAGCTGTGGCAAACATATCTTGCACTTCGTCAAAGAAGATGGCATCAACGGTCATACCGCGGATTCTATCGCCATCTTCGCCAATACTATCAACCCAAAGGGTTCCAGACTTAAACTGCTTCATTGTTAGGTTATCAACGGAATTACCTTCAAGTTTATTTTTTGAAATAAATCCATTTTTAGAAGTTCTGACAAATCCTTCTAATTTATCCTGAGAAAACTTCTTTACTTGACCGAGAGATGGAAAGGCGTGAAGAACTCTAATGGGTGGTTTATGAAAGAGCCCACTGTTTGTAAAGAAAAGATCGATAGCTGCCGCCATCATAGTCGCACCGACCTGACGACCCTTTTTTATTACAACCGGTTTTCCTGATTTTTGAGTAGCTTGAAGCCCAATG